TTTGCCAGTGAGTTGGCATAAGCGTTACAGTTTTGCCATATAAATATGCAAATTTTAATGTACGCAAGAAATCTTCTTTGTCTTCGTGCCTATTAAGATGAACTTCTACCAATGTGCAAAGTTCATAAGATTCTAGTGGTTGTTCAGCGCAAGGATTAAAGCCCATAACACGAGAATCTTTTCCATCTGCAGGATCTGCTAGACGTCCATAATTACGAGCAACATCTAGCCAAATAAATCCTGGCTCTCCGTTATTTGAAATTAAATCAACATAGTCTTCATACTTTGTTCCAACTTCTGCAGAGATAGAGTTATTAGACATCCAAGCCCATCCTGGATTTTCGGAATCAAATGAGTTTCTATCTGGAAAAACCTCTGCATTTTTTAAATTAATAAAATCTTTATCTTCAGCATTGCCTAAAGCCAAAGTAGCAGAACGACGAACATTACCAGAAACAACACATGTTCCAATAAGATTTACAATGTCTACTATTGCACGAGAGTCAAGGGTTTCTCCTGGTCTACCGCCGATTACTCTGTCTATCTTGTTATGTAGTGCAATGAGTGGTTCTGGACCGCTAGCAACCCCTCCAAAGCCTTTTATAGGGGCACCTAGAGGACGGATAAGATCATAGTTAAACTTCTGTATAGCCTGATTAGGGCGTAGGTATGAGTTTAAGAGCATTCTTACAGAGTCTACCCAACCCTCACGAGTATCTGGAATATCCCAGATATTTTCTGGTTCTGTTGGGGCATAAATAGACATTTCTTTGTCTTGACCGACGGTATCAAACCCTACACCTATACCAAGCATTAATGCATCCATAACCCAAGCAAATAAGGCTCCTGGATCATTACGATCAATATCACGAGTAGAAACCATTGCACAATTTTGTAAGGAAGCAGAGTTACGTTTTTCCATGGTCATTGGAGTTCCAAATGCCCAAAGACCTCTGCCTGGTGGAGTCCACTTTAAATTAAACATACGGTCATAGGCTTCTTGAGCAGACTTCTGAGCCTTGTTATCATTCCAAGGTAGTCGATTATCTTTAGCGTGATTTTTTTGTACTGAATACATTCCTTCAATTACCCGCTTACAAACCTCATGCCATCTTTCCTTTGTTCCGTCTTCTTTCATACGAGAATAGGTGCGTATAAAAGTAATCTCACCTAAAGAGTTTGATCCAGCATCTGAAAAACCAAATGGGGCTGGTAGGTTAATATATTTATTTACAAACTCATCTGACAAACGAAAAGAAAAAATATCTGACATTTATGTTCCAACTTTCTATTAATATTATAAGTACTTTGTAAAATCCAAAGTAGTGTTAAGTATATCATAGAATTAAAAAGAAAAACACGCTTGTTTAAGGCGTGTTAATCTCTAGTTAAGAGTTAGTGCTTTGTATTTTATAAAGTACTATGCACCAATCAACATGAATTCGCTAAATGCTGCACCTTGTGATGGAGTAGAGAAAGAAAATACTCCAGAACCATCTGTTGTCAACACTTGTCCTGCTGATCCGTCTGCTGCTGGAAGTGTCCAAACCTTGTTTGCTGAAACAGTTCCTGGAGCCTTAAAACCAACATAATGGCTTGAGTCTGTGTCTGCTAATCTAAGTTCTGCTGTAGCATTAAGAGTAAGTGCTGTTGTTGCTACTGCACTTGCTAATGTTTTATTTGAAAGAGTTTCAGATACATCTTTAAGAGCAGTTCCATTCATAGAATAAGATTTGCCAGAAGCAAGATTAATGTGCTCTGAAGATGTCCATGAATCTGTAGCGTCTACCCAGTTAAAGGTTTTATCTGTTGCTCCCTTTAATGTTATACCGCCACCATCTGCTGTTACGTCTGAAGGTGTATCAACATCTCCAAGAGTAATATTCTTATCATCTACTGCAAGAGTAGTTGAGTTAATTGTTGTGGTTGTTCCATTAACGGTCAAGTTACCAGAAAGAGTTAAATCTGTTCCTGATACCGCTCCAGTAAATGTTGCACCAGTAAGTGCTGCTACGTTTGCTGTTAAAGCAACTGTTCCTGTAGCATCTGGGAAGGTTATTGTTCTATCGGCAGTTGGATCTGTAATGGTAAATGTTGTTTCATGATCATTTGCAGTAGCGCCTTCAAATACAATTGAGCCATCATTAAATACTGCTCCAGTAATTACTGGGCTAGTTAAAGTTTTATTTGTAAGAGTTTGTGTTCCAGTTTCAGTTACAATTCCTGCTGCAATATCACTTGTTAAGGCAATTGTTCCTGTGCTTGTTGGTAAAGTAAGAGTAGCAGCACCATTGGTGATAGATGAAATTACTGGAGTTGTAAGTGTTTTATTTGTAAGGGTCTGGGTTGCAGTATCAAGAACAATTGTTCCTGTAGCATCTGGAAAAGTTGCTGTGCGATCTGCGGTTGGATCACCTGCAGAAATTGTAAGTTCGTGATCATTTGCAGTAGCGCCTTCCATTGTAATTGTTGAAGTAAATACTCCAATATTAGTAATGTCTGAAAGGTTACCAGTTGTAATAACTGTACCATCAACATTTGGAAGAGTAATAGTTCTATCAGCAGTTGGGTCAGTTACTTGAAGTGTGGTCTCGTATGAATCTGCGGTAGCACCTTCAAAAACAATGCTTGTACCAAAAGCAGGATTTACTGTTGAGTTAACATCGGCAAAGTAATCTATAGCAGCCCAGTGATTTGTGCCATCACCAATTTTAAATTTATTTGTATCTGATTCCCAACCCATTTCGCCAGCATTTAATACTGGGTTAGCAGATGTCCATTGTGCTGCAGTACCTCTGCGCTGTTGCATTCTAGTTGCCATTTATAACTCCTTTGGTGTATATGTATATTATAACAGATAATTAATTAAAATTATCTATAGCCGTTCCACCATCATATGTTGCTTCAAATGATGCTGTATTGTATAACCCCGCACTAACAAGAACTCCAGGTTCGTTATATGCTCCACCACTAATAAAAGTACTGACAATTAATCCACTACCGTCAATTGCTGTATCATGAATGTGGTCTTGAAGAACTTCTGCATCTTCAAGAGTAGCCATTGGATACCATTCTCCACTGTAGTAAACGTGAAGTCTTTCAGTTAACGTATCAAACCATAACCCACCATTACTTGGTGAAACTGGTGCTGTTAATCCTGCAGGAATTGTTGGGGTTCCAACCGCTGTGTCTACATAAAGTTTTGTTGCTGCATGTGTGTTTTCAGTAGGAGTGGCAACTGTAACAGTTCCTCCAAAAGTACCGCCTTGGGCTACTGCAATGCCGTGCTTTACTCTAAAGTCTTTATTTACTGTTGCCACTTCTGACCTCTATTCTTAATTATGCTTCGATGTAAGTTTTGCTTACTTTAACAGCAGTATCTGCTGATGCACCAGTTACCTGAAGAAGAACGTTTCCACTGCTGTAAACAGCGTTAGTTGTTCCTAGTTCAGCATTGCTGATTACATCTGCATACTCTGTTAAGTAAACGGAATTGTTTCCATCAACTGTAACAAGTAATTCAATTACTTCAATATCATTACCTTTTTTCATTTGTACGATATATTTAGCACTTGAGTATGTTGTTGCTGACCATGTATCAATTGTTGTTGCTGAAGTTGAAGCGGTAGCAAGAGCAGAACCAAGAAGAACATCTGGAAGAGCAATGCTTGTCGCAGTTGCTGCACCAAGTACTGGAGTAACAAGAGTTGGTGTGTTAGCAAATACTAGAGCACCAGTTCCTGTTTCATCTGAAATAACTCCTGCAAGTTCTGAAGAAGATGTTGCAGCCAGCGCTGAAATCTTGCTTGCTGTAGTAATACCATTTGTTACTGTTGCAGCATTTCCAGTGTACTGTGTTGCTGATAGAACTTCAGTTCCATTAATCTTTAATACCTTGCCAGAAGCAAGATCCATGTGCTCAGAAGATGTCCAAGAATCAGTTGCATCTACCCAATTGAAAGTCTTGTCTGTAGCACCCTTAAGAGTAAGACCACCACCGTCAGCGCCTGCATCCGTTGGAGTTGTTACTGCACCAAGAACAAGGTTCTTATCATCAATTGTAATTTCTGTTGAGTTAATTGTAGTTGTTGTACCGTTAACTGTCAGGTCCCCTGAAAGAACCAAAGATGTACCAGTTGCAGCACCAATGTTTGGTGTTATAAGTGTTGGGGTATCAGCAAAAACAAGTCCGCCAGTACCAGTCTCATCAGAGATTACTGTACGAAGTTCTGATGAAGAGGTTGCAGCAAAAGCATCCAACTTATTATTTGTAAGAGCAACAGTACCTGTAGCATCTGGCAAAGTAATAGTGCGATCCGCTGTGGGATCAGTTACTGTAATAGTTGTTTCATGATCGTTTGCTGTAGCACCTTCAAGAACGATTGAACCGTCTGAAAGTGTAAGTCCTGAAACTACGGGGCTTGTAAGTGTTTTGTTTGTAAGTGTCTGTGAGTTTGTTGTTCCAACTACTGCTCCAGTTGCACCGTGTGCTTCTGTTGCTCCTGTGTGAGTTGTTAGGTCTGAGGCTGAAGCCTTGTTTCCAAGATCAGTAGTAAGACCTGAAATCTTAGACTGAGCAATTGCTGCTGCTGAGTTAATGTCTGCATCTACAATTGTGTCATTAGCAATCATTGTGGATGTAACTGTTCCTGAGTCAGACTGGGTTACTGCTGTTCCAGAAATCTTACTAGCAGCAATCGCTGCTGAAGCGTTAATGTCTGCATTAACAATAGTTCCATCAGCAATCATCGTGCTAGTTACTGTGCCAGAATCACCAGTTGTAATTACAGTACCTGATACGTTAGGAAGTGTAATTGTACGATCTGCTGTTGGATCAGTTACTGTAAGTGTTGTCTCATAATCATCTGCTGTTGAACCTTCAAACACAATGCTTGATTCAAAAACACCAACTGCTGCTGGTGCTGAAAACTTTAATCCTGTTGCTTCATTGCTATCTACTGTTAAAACGTGTCCATTGGTTGCACCAACGGCTAATCTAGTACCAGTATTTGATCCTGTACCAACTATTAAGTCACCCTTTGCGTCAAAGATTTCTTTTGTGATTATATCGTGTCCATTAACGGTCGCAGTTGATCCCTCAACTACAATTCCCGCTTTTACTCTAAAATCTTTTGTTACGGTTGCCATCTTTTATCTCCTTGGTTAAGCCTTTAATCCCATACGCATGTAGCGTAGGGTTATAGGGGTTTGTCCGCCCACTGGAACCACAGTTAGTGAAACTGTATCCCCAGCCCTTGAAACAGAGATGGTGCCAATATTCCCATCGTTGTCTATCGTTGCATATTCTGTAACTGAAACGTCTGTTCCATCTACAAGAATATTCATCTCTGTGGCGTAAAATTTATTTGCGCCACCAGAAGTCTTTTTAATTGAGATTACATATCTCATTGATCTAAATTCGCTTGCTAAAAAGTTATCAAATACTGTTGAATTTTCAATACCATTAATTGTTGATTCGTTATTTCCAGAACTACCCAAATCTGTTGCTTGTGCTGACAGGGTGTCAATTAAATCAACATAGTTTGCCTCTGTGGGTCTATCCCCAGTTTGAAATAGTGATTTTACTGCTGCAAGTGATACTTTAGCCATGATGAAATTATATCACATTATTAAAGAATATAGTTATTAATTCCGATTATTTGAAGCCCAATTCCAGGTACGGCTGTTGGTGATATTCCAATGTTTGTAAACCTTACCCTAAAGGGCAAAACCTCTTGTATCTTTGTAAACCTTACAAACCCATTTATTTTAGTTTTAGGATAATTTATCCTAGAAATTTTTTCTGATTTATTTTTAGATAAATCTATGATTGTTGCATAAGCCATTACGACTCATCGCTGTTTGTAATATCTTCAATAACTGTTAATATGCCACGAGCAACTGTCCATACCCTGCTAGCATCTCTTAATTCAATATCAAAAATATCTCCAGTATTTAAACTTTTTGATTGAGTAGATGTTAGGGATACTGTAAATTCTCCATCATCATCTTCTGCTAGGGCAACAGGGGTAAGGTTTAACACTCCCGCTGGATCTGCATCATTTAAATTTCCTGCAACTGTTGGTCTTTTAATTTCCATTTCAATTGTCCATTCGGAAATATCAAGTGGATCTTTATTGTCATCTGTTACGTATACTCTAAATCCTGCACTGTCTCCTTTTACAATTGTCCAATTAACTGTAGGTGGTGCAGAGCCAATTGAATAAGAATCTTGTTGTGAAGATCTAAGTGTTGCCATTATGATAATCCTGCTTTCAATGATCCCCAACTACCGTTGCCTTTTGGTTGACCTACAACTAGTATTCCAGTTGTTGCATTAGCCTTTCCGACTATTGCTACTGCTCCAGAACCAGTTGCTGGTTGTGTTGCTGTTAATCCTCCACCATCTGCTACATAAAGAACATTGCCAGCAGTAAATGAATTTGTGTTTGCGTTAAGTATTACTCCAGAAATAGTAACAACACCATCTGTGTTATTTCCAATTGCTGAATCTGTTAATCCTAAAACTGGGAATGTAGTAAGATCATCAGAATCACATTTTCCAATTGTTGGTTTTGTTGAAAAACCAGTTATATAAACTGGAGTTGCTTTTGCAATACTTGCACCACTTACATTTCTAACCTCTATAGTATGATTTACAAGACTAGGTAATATAAGTTCAATCTGTTCTGCCAAATCTTGAAAATCTCCATGAATGTTTACAGGATCACTAAATAGTGGATAAGGAAGATCGTAGTTTGCGGTTGCACCAGTAGCCATAATCTTATTATTATACCACTTCATACTATAATATTTTTAATAAATGTGCGGGTATATTGATAAAGTTGACTTTAATCCCTAAATCATGTTATAATTAATACACTACCGAAAGGTAGTTTTTGTTTCTAAGGAGGTAACACTAATGAGAAACATTGAAAAGAAGGTTTGGTTGGGGTTACTATCTATCGTTGGTTTGGTTGCGCCTTTTAGCAATTCTGCTAATGCTTTAGATAATAATTTATTGACTAAACCCTCCGTTGAAGCCGTTCCAGCCCCTACAGGGGCTTTTCTGGTTTCTAAGGAGAGTATATTAAAAAAATATGAAAATGCTCATAAATTAACTGATAGCCAGTTAGTTGACCTATTGAAGGCTATAGGGTTTAAAGGTGATAAATTAAGAACAGCATGTGCAATTGCAAAGGCTGAATCTAATGGAAGACCTTTTGCTTTTAATGGCAACTCAGAAACTGGAGATAGTTCTTATGGAGTATTTCAAATAAACATGATAGGAAAACTGGGTCCTGATCGTAGAGAAAAATTCGATCTTGACTCTAACGTTGAATTATTTAACCCAGTTACTAATTCACAAATAACATTTCACATGACTAAGGGTGGTAAAGATTGGTCAGCATGGAGTTCTGTGAACGGACCACGGTACCAAGAATGGTACAGCAAGTATCCTTGTAAGTCCTAAAAATTATAAACAATACCCCCTTGGTAATCCTTGGGGGTATTTTTATTTATAAG